ATTTTCTTGTGTTATCTCGAACGGCGCTTTTATAATAGATTTTGTTAGATTCAACAATGTCATCTTCTCTTGGTCTATTTTGATGTCTGGTTGATTTCCAACTAGTTTAACACTTGTACATTGATTCCTTATTTTCAAATCTTCTCCAAAAGTCAATTTTATTAATTCAACAACTTCTGTTTTATTATCAAATTCAACTTCTATAGTCCCGACTGTTCTTAACTTTCCATTTACTTCTCTCTTTTGTATTTCCATTTTTCCTCCTGGATTTTATTTTCCGTAATACGGATTTGCCGTTAGGCACCTCATTAAAATTAAGTGAGGTTAATTAAATTGTTGCTGCAATAGGCGCTGTCTGAACATCATTTGTATAAACTATGTTTGTACATGCTCGAGCCCAACCACTTACATCTTCTTTGATAATGTCATTAGAATTTTGTGGGAGTGTTTCTTCATTTAGATGAACTCCTGTTAAATTAATATTTAAAATATCACCATCGTCATTTGTGAACGTTAGTTCAAGTGTTGCGATTTCTGTTCCACTTCCAGTTGTGGGTGCAGTTGCCGAACCTGTTCCATTCATAAAGTATGTCATTAAAGCTGTATGATCTTTAAACGCTGCAGTCATAGAGAAGTTATATTCTCTTTGTTTTGCCACATTATCAGACATAAATCTACTTCCAATTCCATAAACTGATTCAAGTCCATTATTTATTGTAAGTTCAAAGTTTTGAACTCCTGCAATAGATGTTCCGTCTGGCATTTCTATACTTCCGTGTGCGAATGTGAATACTGGTTCTGTGTCTGCTAGATTTGAGATGAAAGTTGTTCCAAGTGTTTCATATCTATACGGACATTCAAGACTGAATTTAACAGCTTCGTTTACTGCTGCTGTGATTGTACAGGTGTTAATTCTACAACCAAATAAAATACTACCAACATCTGTTGTTCCTGTGTTCTGTGATGCTTTTGCAGTAAAACTTGGCAAACTATTTGTTTCTGTATAAGTATGTGTGTATGCATCTGATTCTCCACTATCTGCATTTGCTCCCAAAACTCCCAATAACCAGTAGGCATTTGTAAGAACTCCATTTATGGTTGCAGTTCCTGCATACTGTTTATTTATAGTTGCGGATGCGTTTCTTGCTCCTATTCCATAAATACGTTCAGCATTATTGTTCCTTGAAATACTAACATCTACACCTCTGCCTGTTGGCATATATGTTTGGTCGCTTGCAGTATGTGAAGCTGGTGCTACTGCCCAATTGGCTGCATCTTCCCATGCTATTAAAAATGTACTATCTGCTCCCGAAATATAATTATTTACTATTCTTTTTACCTCCTTTTTGTTTAGTTATCTGAATGCTAGTTTCTCGCGTTTTCACGCTTGAATTTTCGACTTTCTTTGGTTTTATTAGTAAGTCTACGTCTTTTTGAGATATACGCCCTGCTGCGAGGTCTGTCATTATTCTTTTCTTTTCTCTTTTATCCATTATGCTGTCTCCACATTAAATTTACCTAAAATGTCGATATTTTTTTGCATTATTTCGTCTTTTTTGTCCGGGGAGTTAATTGTAGGCCCGATTAAAGTCGGCTTAACGAAAGATAAATAATAAAAAGTTTTCGCGTTAGATACGTACAGGTCTTTAATTGTCTGAATGTATGAATCTAAATCGTCAGAGTTATCATCGTAAACTACAATAGTCATACTAACGTCAGATATAAAAGTGTCTCCGCCGATTCCGAACGCATCGATTGGCACGCTTAAAATATCAACTGCTATTCTCGGAAATGAACTAATAGACAAACTATCACGAGGAAAGTCAGGGTATATTTTGTCTGTTCCGTAATCATGTGAAACTGAATAATCCCCTGTTTGATTGGATCCAAATGTTATGATCGTGCTAGTAGTTCCATAAACTGCAGTATAATCAGTTCCAACATATTTGCTTACTGCTCCGACTGTCACACTTCTAATATTTTTTATTGCTGCTGTAGAAATTGTTATAACTTTTGTTCCGGAGAGTGTGCCTGTTGCATTGGCTGTTGTTACGCCTCTCTCGGTAATACTAAATATATCATTGTTTCTTAAGAATACTACTTGCTCTTGCTTTATTTTTTTGATGTCCATATTTCCTCTTGGAATCTGCCTCTTGGCAATATTAAATATTCAAAATTCTATTTAAATCTACTTTCAAAATTTCATAAGTGTTTTAATATTTCTTCTTGCACTATTTGAGCCATCTTATTCTGTATCGTATTTCTTATAAACGGATTTGGTCTTTGTTTAAAAGTTCCAAATTCTACATATAATCCGTAATCGAGCATAGTGATTGACAAAACACTTCCGTTTGCTTCGACATTAATTGACCATCTCAAAAATCCTTTATCTACTGGGCATACAAGTTTTAATTCGTTTTCAAGTCTAAGTGCAATCTTTGGAAGTGCCTTCTCAATTGCCTGTTTAATCTCATTCATCTTCTACAAAAAACAACATAGCTACATTAAATATCCTTGTTCCGTTAAAATCTCTCGTACTTATACTATCGACTCTGTAAATTCTCGAGTCGTATGTTATTTTGTCGTATTTATTTAATGTAACACTTGGCCCCACGAACGCCATCATATCATAATTCTTATTTAATCCTGATTTGTCTAAATCATATTTAACATTGTAAGGCATCAAAACAATACTTATATCTTCATCTGTCCCATCAACATAAGTTTTATTTCCTGAGAAGTCTGTGGTCATTGTTACTGGTGTTCGAGTTGCTACAACTCCGAAATCTGCAAGTGGCCCGTTTGTGAAATCCCCATCTGCTCCGGATACATTAGATCCTGGAGTCTCATAATAATTCGCTATGATCGTTTGGTCATCCCATACTGGCCCTACAAATGTTACTACCGTACTAGCCGACAAATGACTAACCGTGTATTCTGATGTTAATGCAAGCGCCAACCCACTTACATAAACTAAAAATCCATTTTGGGATGTTAATCCTGTATTTGTTAGAGTTAGAGTTCGACTTAAATCTCCACTAGATCCTGTTAAATCAGCACCGGTGAATTCTTCGGTTCTTACTGCCATTATGCACCTATCCTGATCACTGTGTCGTTAGTGTCTACGATTTGACAACTGCTCACAAGCTCGTTTGCTTTATCACATAATAAATAAACTCTATCCTTTGTTGAGATGTCTGTTTTTGCTACTTCCTTTGTTGGAGTATAAGGCAACCATCCTGTTTTACAATTCTTGTATCTTGTTTTTTCTAATTCATCAGTGTAATAACATCTCGTCTGAAAGCCATCATCGTTTACTGCGCTTAACTTATCACACTGCATTGCTACCTCTGTGCTCATACAAGCATAGACGTTCTCTTGGCCGATTAATCCTGAATTCAAAACTAAAGATAAAAGTGTTAATGCTGCAAGGGTAGTGATCACTATCTTCGTTGGTTTTGTTGTTATTGGGGCTATTGTTATTTGTTCCATTTTATTTTTAAGTACATGACATGCACGTCACATCTATTATAACTGATGGTATACTTGGTCTTGTTGGCGTTGTTAAGCCACTTATTGCAATTAATTGTGAATCTGTACTATCACTCAACCACATTATTCTTACGTTGTCTGTTGCAGGAGTTTCTACTTCTGATTCCCAACAAATATGAGGTGCTGCATATTCTCCATTATCCATTGTATATCTTGAATTTGTCCATTCAACATCAACTCCATTCTTTTGCATCCAGAAAGTTATCCATTTATCATTTCCACCTGCCTGATAGAATTCTGGAGACACACATATTTGATAATGTCCTGCTCTCTCAAATGTTATATTTTGATTGTTTACTACATCCATTTGGACTGAATGATAATTGCCCACATTTGTTATATTCATTACTTGAGCTGTTCCAATAACTAAAAAGTCTTGTGTTGTGTTGTCATAACCTGTTAAATGTGGAATACTATGATATACATTTCCAGTCACGTTTAAGTCGCCTATTATTGTTGCATTCCCTGAAACATCTAAACTAACAAACCAACCTTTTGCGAATCTTAAAAGTGAACTACCTAAATCAAATAAGCTTGTTGTTTCTGGTGCTATTGTTCCATTCACTTGAAGTTTGAAGTCTGGACTCGTCGTCCCGATGCCGACATTTCCCTGTATTGCTAAATCCCCGGTGGTCGTTCCATCCGACCACGCACCGTCGCCAATCATAACATTTCCAGCGACACTTAACTTTTCTCCCGGGTCAGTTAATCCGATGCCGACGTTGCCAGCAAAATAATTATCTCCAGTTCCTGTTGAAGTAATTTCTCCACCCAAATATAAATCTCTCCATTGTAAACTTGAATTACCTATATCAAATTGATTATCATATCCAGCCATCGGTAAAAGCGAACCATTAATCTTTAATGTCTGAACATCCAATCCTGTAATATTATAAAAGTATCCTGTCTGTGCATATATGTCTCCATCAATAATTGATAAGCCGTCACTTGTCCATCCTCCGTTGAAATCTGTTTGTCCTGCAAAGTATGCTCCGTTTGTGACATTTAAATCTCCTACTACGTCTAATTTAGTTTTTGGACTCGTCGTCCCGATGCCGACGTTGCCTGAGTTGAAATCACCCTGAATCAATGGAATAGCGTTAATATTTGCTTGTTTAACTATAAATTGATTAGCTACCGTGTTGTCTTTTCCTGCTTGAT